CAGGTTGCAGTCCGCCGCCGTGGGCGTCTGCCCCTTGCCGGTCTTGAACAGGTCGTCCAGGTACAGCACCCGCACCCGCTCCAAAGGCTCCAGCAGGGCGCGGTACGCTTCGTCGTCGTTGACAAGGGCCTTTGCCCGCGTGGAGAAGTCCCGCCACAGCACATAGCGCACCTCCAGGCCCTTTTCCAGCAGTTCCCCGCAGATGGCGGTGCAAAGGTGGGTCTTGCCGGTCCCCGGCCTGCCCACGGCGCAGAACCACCCGGCGGGCTTGTCGGCGTAGTCCTTGGCCGCCTGGAGGAATTGCCCCTGCCACGGCTCCCTGATCTGCCACCCGTCGAAGGTGTAGACGTTCAGCACCTTCGCAAGCCCGGATTTCTCCAGGTTTTTCAGCGCCCGGCGCTGCTTCATGCAGGGACAGTCCCGGACGCGCCGGTTGCCCTGGGCGTCCACGATCACGCTATATCCCCGGTTGAGGCAGAGCGGGCAGTCCAGGCCGGTGAGGCTCCCCGGCTGGCGGTTACTCAGCTCCGCCATTTGACGCTCATACTCCAGGGGATCGTCAGTCCAGCTTGAGACCGGCGATTCCCCAAGCTGCGTCTCGATCCCCGCCGCGATCTCCGGTGGAAGCAGGCTCAGAAAGTCCACGCTTTGGCCCTCCTTCCTCCCGTTTTTCCCATGTTCTCACCGCCGCCCGCCAGTCCTTCATCGGCTGATTGCCAACTTTCCAGCCCTTGGAGGCGTAGAAATCGACAAAACGCTCCGGGTCCACGTCGTTTTTCCTCTCCCGGCAATATTCAGACACTTCGGCCAGGGTCGGCGGTGTGAAGCTGCGGGCGCTTGCGCCCGTATTACTCTCTTTTGGATTCGGATTCGGATTCGGATTCGGATTCGGATTCAGGCCGCAACTCGCCGCAGATTGCGGCAATTCGCCGCAACTCGCCGCAGATTGCGGCAGACCGTCATTTTCGGGCGGCTCCGGGTATTTGGGCTTGCAGTCTCTGATCCTCTGGTGGTCTTTCCAAGTTGGGAACCAAAAGTAGGGCTTCCCGTCCACTTCGTAGAGGGAAACGCAGCCCTTGGCCGCCAGACCGTGGAGCGCCGCACTTATATCCTTGACTGTCACCCGATCCCGGAGCGGGAACACCCTGCCTTTGATGATGGCCGGTCTTGCGTCCCCGCGTCCCAGGTCGTCAACGCAAACGATCAGTCCTACCCAAAGCCGAAACTCGAAATCCGAAAGCTGCGCGACGGTCTCACTCGTGCAGATGCTTTCTTTAATGATTCGATTCGGCACCCTGTTCGTCATGCCTCCTTTTCGCAAATTCCCGCCGCGCCTCCCGCAGCGGGCCGCATGTGTAATAATGGGGGATCATGCCATAACCGGGCTTTTCCTTGGCCCCTGGCCTCCAGAGGCGGAAGCTGGCCTCCGTCAGCTCCCCCCTCTTGACGATCTTCCAGCGGCCCCCGGAGATCACCAGCGCCGGAGCCTCGTCGCAGGGCGTCCACCCGTCCACGGTCCGCCGCCAGGTCACGGGCTTTCCGCAGCGCGGGCAGACGACCCAGCCTTCAGGCCTCTTGTGATTCAGCCACGCTCGGTCCGCTTCCGGCAGCATAATCGTCTTCCCGCTTGTCCCGGTATTCGGGCATCAGCTTGTAATATGGCCGGATGGCAAAGAGCTTCTTTGTGGCCCGGCAGTAATCGCAGTAGCCGCAGCGCCGGGGGACGATATGCCCCTCTTTCACCGCCCGGAAGGTCTGAATCCGCTCCTTGATCTGCGCCAGCTCATAGTCCCACCGCTCCCGGTGATTGAGATACAGCACGTCCTTGTCCGGGTAATCCTGCTTCGATATGGCTATGATGATGAAATCCGGGTCCGTGTCGCTCCCTGCGTTCTGCTTCTCGATCTCCGCATAGACGGCGGCCCGCATGAGGTAGCCGTAGGCGTCCAGGAAGGTGACTTTTGTTTTCCATTCGTCGGACCAGCGCAGCTCCCCGATGTTCGCCACGGTCTTGTAGTCCAGGATCATGCGCCCGTCCGGGATGTACTTGTCCAGCCGGATTTTCCAGGGGACGCCGAAAAGCTCCCCGGCCATGATCTTTTCATTCTCCCCCGGAAGGTCCACCAGGGACCGGATCAGGCTGTCCTCCAGGGCCGTGTCGATCATCTTGTCCGCCTGGACATAGGGTGCATACTTTTCCGGCGGCTCCCCGGCCTCGATGGCCTTTTTCGTCTGCCGTTTGAATATCTTGTCGGCGTTCTCCGCGCAGAATTGCGCATGGGCTTCCGGCCCCTCGAAATAGGTATGGAAGTAATTGCCGACGGTAAAGGCTTCATTCGGCGGGTCCACCCAGCGCCCTTCCAGTTTCGCCACGGCCTTCGCCTCGCACTCGCAAAAGGCCTGGTATTGGCTGCATGAGAAATATTCCCGGTCTGCCTCCGCCGTGTAATAGTTCTCCCGCGTCAGCATTAGTCCCATGGGAGCTTCCCCTGCCCTTCTTCATCCTCTGCCGGATGGGTCGGAACGTCCGCAGGAGCGGGCGCGGTCTTGGCCTTGCCGCCGATCCTCTGATTGATGGCGTCCAGGGCGGCGCTTTCCTTCTCGCCCGTGGGTGCGGCCTTTTCCTCCGCGCTCTCGCCGCCCAGGTTGAAAGCGTCCGCAGGCTTCACAAAGCCGTCGTTGATGGAGGCATAGAGCCGCCGCAGCTTTACCACGTCGTTCTTGTCCAGCTTGCCGATCTCCTTGCCGATCTTCTCCTCGATGTGGGCGGGCGTGATCCCGTATTCCCCGAAGGCCTCCAGCATGGAGCTGACAACCTCCTGCAAGGATTTCCCGCCGCCGGTCAGAGCTTCCTGCAGGGTCTTGTCGCAGGCTTCCACCGCCGCGTCCACGTACCAGCCGGGGAGAACGGCCAGGATGCAGGCACGTTTCCGCCGGGCGGCCAGGTTGCTCACGGCCTCATACACGTCCCGGCTGTCTTTCAGCTTGTAGACCTTCGTTTTCGTGGTCCGCTCATGCTTGGCCGTAAAGGTCTTTTCGTCGCTGACGTTCGTTTCCAGGTCCCAGGCATAGGCTTTCACAAGGGTCTCGTCGCCGTTGTCCTCCAGGTCTTGGACGCCGAAGGTCAGGTTGCCCCAATGCCGCGCCAGAACTTCCACCAGGCGGATGCTGGGGCCGCGCACGGTGCTGTCCCCCCTGGGGAACTCATATTGCGCCTGTTCCGCCAGCTCCCGGCGGCTGCACTCGTTCAGCACCCGCGCAAGGCTCCGCTCCTCGTCCCGGGGGAACTGCCGGGCCAGGTACATTTTGCCCTTGATCTCCGAAAGCTGCTTGCTTTCCTGATATTCGCCGTACCCGCTCCGGGCCTGGGTCATAAGGGATTTATCCATTCTTCCGCGCCTCCTTGTTTTTTTTGGCTGTCTCGATGTTTTCAAAGTCCTTTTGCGTCCCGTAGCAATGGATTTTGACGCCGTTCACCGTGCCGCTGACTTCCAGCGGGAACATGGTGTAGGTGGCCCGCAGCCTGGCCTCCGGCTCTGCGCCGATTGTGTCCAGGAAGCACCAGAGCTGCAAGGGCTGATAAGTCATGATCTCCGCCCGCCGTTCTTCCACAGAGGCCGTCCCGATGTGGACGCCCTGGGCCTCCATCTTCTCCGCGATCCCGCTCAGGATCACCAGCTTTTCCCATGCTTGCATTTTCGGGGATAAGGTGGTAATATCGGGGTAGTTCACGTTTTGTCATTCCTCCCTTTGGGTCCGTCCGGCGTCGGCAGCGCCGGGCGGGCCTGTTTTTATTGGCGGACAGGGCCGTGGGGGATCCTCACCCCACGGGAGGCCGCTTTCTCTTGCGTTCCAGCGGCCCCAGGCCGTACCCTGTCCCGGCCTTCTCACTGAAAGGAGGCGTCGGGCATGGACCCGGCCCCTAGGGCTGCTCCACCGTCGGGGCCATGTCGAATAGGCTCTCCTGATCGCCCTTCCATTCATACTGAAAACAGCAAGTATCTCCGTGGAATCGCTTCCCGCCGGGCTTTCCGGCTCCAACATATCCCCTGGGGAAGATCTTACTGCACCATCCGTCAAGGTCTTGCCCGAAGGGGCGTTGATCCTCCTTAGGCACATGATCGCGGTAACTGAAATACTTGCAGTCCCGGCATTTTCCGCTTACTCTGTCAGGCCGCTTCATTCCTCCGCCCACCTTTCGCCCTTCCCGCCGTACTCGGTGGAGAAGATGTTGATCCGGCCATTCCCGAAGAAATACAGGAAATCCGGCCCGAAAACACGGCCCTCGCCGTTGTGGTAGTCCGTCAGGCAATCCCGCGCCAGGTCCTCCAGCTCCTCCGTCACCGGGAAGCTCTCCCGGTAGCCGAAGAACTGGCTGGGCTGCGTGATCACCTCGATCACGGAATCCGGGAAGCGAGGATCGTCCACGCGGTTGAAGATCGTCCAGGCCACGGCCCGCTGCTGAAGCTCTGAGCATCCCCGGCACTCGCCGTAAAGGGTTTTCGCCAGCGCCGTGACCTCCGCCGGGTCAGGCTCCCAGGGCGTCACCGGCTCCAGGCTCAGGCTGCATAGCAGCGCCATGGTCGCCAGGACGTGCATCACCGGCGCGGGGATCATGCGTCCTGCCCTCCTTGCTCATACAGCAGGGCGTAAGGAGTGGGCGGTCCCGCGTCCGGGTGGCCTCCATATCCGTCAATCTGAGCGCCACACTTGGGGCAATACTTAGCTTCTTTCAGGATTGCCTTCTTGAAGTTGTTTCGACAGTTGGAACAGTAGGCACAGCCATCATCAACATACCAATGGGCATGAATCACGGGTTTCACATCGGCGGCAGGAATGGCCTCTATGCAGTTCTCAAACAGCTTGTATCGAATCCACAAACCGCTATCCCAGCGTTGTAAACCTGTATCTCTTTCAAAAGCCTCCGTATACATCAGGTCTCGCAATGTTTCCCGGCTGATATAATCACCTGACACGCAGCACACCGCCCTTCCACAACAGAGCCGCCCCCGCGATCTCACAGGCCGCCGCCAGAACTGCGCCTCTGCCGATGGGCATGATCCCCATGTCCATGCCGCGCACGATGCCCAGCATCAGCACAAAGGCCAGGAAGCCCACCGCCCGGCAAATCGTCCGCTTCGTCCGCCTGCTCATGCCTTGGCCTCCGTTTCCGTGCAGGCCCGCCGGGCAAGTTCTTCCGCCATGTGCATACACAGCGCGGCTCCGCCCTTTGGGGAAAGCCTCTTTTCAATGATTTCTGTGACATAGGCCAGAAAACCGGCCAGCGCGTCCGTGGCCGCTTCCTCGTCAGGGCCGCCGCAGAGGTTGTCCGCCATTTCCAAAAGGGCGCGGATGGCGCCGCTGCGCTTTTCCTTTGTGTCCCAGGCGTTCTGATTCAGCCCAACCTCCCGGACGCTGTTTTCCTCGCCCCAGGCGATCAGCAGCACGTCCGTGTCCGCCTGGATGGGCTTTCCGTAGACCTCGGCGGGTTTCCCCGTCTCATTGTCGATCACGGTGATGGTATATTTATTCACGTTGTTTCCTCCTCTCCTAAAAACCGCAAAAACGGCTTGCGGGGAATCTTCGTCCGGTTGCCCACGCAGATCACCGGGAATCCCAGGGCCTCCGGGAACTCGCGGGCCTGGAGGCGGATGCTCTGCGCGTCAGCGGCCAGCACCCCGGCCACGTCGGCGGGGGTCAGGAAGGTCTTGTCGCTGGCCCGGATTTCGTCAAGCGTCATAATCTTCGGCCTCCTGGCGGGTGATGAAGAAATGAATCCCCGTGCTGCACTCGTTTTTCCTGTCCTCGTCGAAATCGTCCACGCTGACGATTTCCCCCACGCGGTAAATGAATCGGCTGTCGCGACAGCTCATGGCCTCGCTGATCGGATCCCCGTGGACGTCGGTAATTTCCAGCACCTTGGCCGCGCTGCACCGGCATTTCCGACCGAAGGCGCTGCTGCGCTTGGCGTCCGCCAGGATTTCCAGCTTCACCACGGCTCCGTCTCTGCATTTCTTCCATCCGACAAACGCCCCGGAATCCGGGCAGGCAATGGGGAAGTATTTATTGAGGGTATCTTTTTCGACCTTGGCCCCGCGCAGGTAGGCCCCGCGCAGGTCGGCCCCGCTCAGGTTGGCCCCGCTCAGGTTGGCCCCGCGCAGGTCGGCCCCGCTCAGGTCGGCTCTCATATCCTCCCAGCCGTCGCAATCCTCCCGCAGCCAGTGACCGTGCCGCTCGACGATCTCTTTCAGTTCTTTCGCGTCCATGTCGTTCCTCCCGTTATTTATTCTTCGGCGTCGCCGGAATCGTCCTTGGCCTCAGCGGCCTTGGCGCACTCCAGGCCGATGGCCGCGCCCTGGGCCATGAGCAGGAACTTGTCCTGCACTTCCGGCGGCAGCTCGGAAATTTGCGCCACCAGGTCTTTCTCCTTTTCGCTCATTCGCTCACCCTCTTTCTGAATCTCCCCGTATGGCCGATAGGTCAGCCCCGCCGTTTCAGGCGGCCTGTTCCAGCTTCATGCGCACGTATTCCAGCGCAGTCATGGTCTTGCCGCTGACGCAATAGGTGGCCGTGCCGTGCGGGTGCTTTTCGTCATACTTGGCCATGGTGCAGATTCCTCCGTCGATCACGATGCTGTGCCAGCTCCCCATGTAGGGCTTCACGGCGTGGCCGTTGCAGACGCCTTCGGGCATCCGGGAATAGTCGTAGCCGTATTGGTCCCGGCAAAGGGCCTCGCACTCGGCAAGAAATTCGTCGATGTTCCAGATTTTCATTGTTCGCGCCTCCGTATTTCTAACTTGTGAGACCATTATAACAACTGTGTTAGAGCTTGTCAAGAGGAAATATTGACACAGTTAGATTTCTGTGTTACTATGGCTCTGAGGTGATAAAAGTGAACGGACGAATTAAAGCCATTCGCGCCGATTCCGGCCTGACGCAGGCGGATTTCGGCGCAAAAATCGGCGTTTCTCAGAATTATGTATGGATGATGGAGACCGGCGCCCGCGCTCCCGGAGACCGTACCATTCGGGATATCTGCCGGGAGTTCGGTGTCAATGAGACCTGGCTGCGCACCGGCGTGGGAGATATGCACCGGGCCAAGAGCCGGGAGGCTGAGCTGGGAGAGCTGATCCGCTCCCGCCTGCTGGACAGGCCTGACAGCTTCCAGGCCGCCCTTGTGACCGTGCTGCTGCGCTTCGACCCCAGCGGCCCGGAATTTGCCGCCCTGGAGAAGATCGCCCGCGCCCTGGCCGAAGAAGCAAAAAAAGACCCGGAGCCGTAAAGCTCCGGGCCTGCCCTCATTTGAGGATGCTGAATATCAGCTCCAGCGTTTCCGGCTTCGCTGTCCGCAGCAGCCGGATGATCTCTTTTATCAGCTTCATTTTGTCCATACTCGCAAAACCTCCGTCCGGGACGCTTCATTCTCACAAACTGAGTATATGACTCCCGGTGTCCCATTAAACGGACAGGGGGCGCTTGCGTAAATCTTGCGTAAACCTTGCGTAAATGGGGAGGAAATCAAATGATATGCGTGAAATGCGGCGCCGCGGTCCCCGATCTGCCGTTTTGCGGGGCCTGCGGCTGGCGGCAAGAAAAAGCCCCGCCTACGAGACACAGGCGGGGAAACGGGCAGGGCAGCGTGTTCAAGCTGCCGAATGGACGATATAAAGCAGTTGTCACCCTTGGCTATGCCCTGGACGATCAGGGCCGCGCCCGGCGGCGCACCCGCTCCCAGGTCTTTCAGACGAAAAAGGAGGCCGTGGCCGCGCTCCCCGGCCTCCGTGACGCGCCCAGGAAGGACCGGCAGGGCATGACCTTCCGGCAGCTCTTTGACGCATGGCTGCCGACGCACCGGGCGGGCCGCTCCACCCTGGATTGTTATAAATACGCCGTCCGGTATTTCGCCCCCCTCTATGATCTGCCATTTTCGGAGGTGGACGTGGACGATCTCCAGGATTGCCTCGACGATTGCCCCAAGGGGAAGCGCACAAAGGAGAATATGCGGGCCGCCGTGGGCCTCATGTACAAATACGCCATTCCCCGGCACCTCACCGCCGACGGCCTGAACCTGGCCCAATACCTCCGCGTGGACGGGGAGGCCGCCGCCCACCGGGACGCCCTGACGGAGCTTGAGCTTGCCCGCCTCTGGAAGTTCGTCGGCATCGTCCCCGGCGCGGATCACGTCCTTATCATGTGTTATACCGGCTTCCGCCCGTCGGAATACCTGTCCCTCACCGCCGACAGCTACGACGGGGCCGCTCAAACGCTCACAGGAGGCGCTAAGACGGACGCGGGGAAAAATAGGGTAGTTACCCTATCCCCAAAGATCGCGCCCCTGGTGGCCCGCCGTGCGCTCTCAGGCGGCCCGATTTGCGGTGAAGCCTCCGCAAGCCTGCGCCAGTGGTCGGAAAGCGTCTTTTATCCGTCCCTGGAAGCCTGCGGAATCGACAACCCCATGGTGGAGGTCGCCGGGGGCGTCCAGCGGCACCGGATCACGCCGCACAGCTGCCGCCACACCTTCGCCACCTTGATAAAGCGCGTGGGCGGCGCGGAAAAGGACAAGCTGGAGCTGATCGGCCACACCAGCGGCGAAATGCTCCGGCACTACCAGGACGTTGACCTGGCGGACCTCCGCCAGATCACCGACGCGATTTGAAGAATCCTATTACTACTCCGTTACTACTCGCAAAAACAAGAATCACGGTATAGCTTGCTCTACGGCACTTTTTCCGTTGAATGGCATTCAAGAGGTCAGCGGTTCGATCCCGCTTATCTCCACCAGAGGGAAAAGCCCGGAAGCCTTTGATTTACAAGGGTTTCCGGGCTTTTCCCTCTCGTTTTCCAGCCAATGAGAAATTGCCTCGAATTGTGCCGAATTTCCGCGTGTTACTACTCCTGTTACTACTCACGCCAGACCAATCTTGACGGCTATGTAGGCCAGAAGCGCGGTGACGACCCATTGCACCACGGTCCCGCTGATACTTTCCCAGCGTCGGGCGGGCTTGGCCTTCATTTCGTTCAACTCTTTTCCAAGTTCGTCGAGCTTTTTGTCAATCTGGTCGAGCCGGTACTGGATCAGCTTCAAGGTGCTGTCCCCGTCGGCCAGGCGCTGCGTATTGCTGGCGACCTGTGCCTGGAGCTTGTCAAATTCTTCCCTTGTGACTTCACTCATCCTTGTCTACCTCCGGCATACCCACCACCACGGATTTCAGGAAAGACAGGATTCCGGCCAGGGCCGCGCCGGATAGGACGTGCAGCCAGTTCACCTGTTCCAGCAGCGCCGATGTGCCGATGATGGCAATGGCCGTCTGCGCCATGGTGTGACAGGCCCGGATTAGGGCAGCCCGCAGAAACTTTTTCATCGTAGATCATCCTCCTTGTCCAATCTGTCCAGTACCGTCGCCAGTTCCGCCCTTGTCACGGGCTTGTCCGGCTGGAAACTGCCGTCCGGATAGCCCCGCAGCAGACCCCGCTCCATGCACCGACGGATGGCTTTCTCCGCCCAATGTTCGGTGATATCGTCCTTTGCCTCCGGCTCCTCCGGTTTGTACTGTGGACGGCAGACGGCAACGATCTGGGAGGGGTAACGGGTCTTTTCACAAACCATGCCGCCGTTGTCCTGCTGCCCGGTCCCGTTTGTGGTGTTTCCCTCGATGGTCTCAAACCGGTCAAAGCCGTCCGGCCCCCACCATGTCTTTGTGACGATTCCGCAGTGCTCTGGGTCTTTGCCTCCGTGGAAGTTAAGCAGAACGATATCCCCAGCCTGCACCTCACTCACAGGCACGGTCAGGCCTTGCTCCCTATACCACCGCAGCAGCGTCCCGCAGGAAGCCGTCTGCGCCCCGCCGAAGAACGCGGTCGATTCCCCGGCTTTCCAGAAGCACCACCAGAGGAAGCACACGCACCACGGTTGGCCCTGCATGGACGGTCCTATCCCGGTATAATCGGTCCAGTATTTCACGCAGTTCGACCCAGCCGGAAACTCCGTCACGCCCAGCTCTCCCCGCGCAACCTCCATCACCCTACTCAGACTCATTGCTTTCCTCCGAGTCAGGCAGATCTGCAATCCTGCCAATGCTCCGTTTCTCCACGACGAATCCGTCTGCCGTCATGCACAGCACCGTCTGTAGCTGTCGGTCATCACGCTTGCACATAGAACCGAAAGTTTCCGACATATCACCGATTGCTCTGCGCTGGGCCTTGTCAATGTCATCACCATAGAGGTGACTATCAAAGGTCTTGGGGTAGCCACTGAGATTGGCATATGCCCCGTTTGCGTCCACGATGGATGCAGTGACGATGAAAATGTTTCTCTGCATGGTTTTCCTCCTTATCAGACATAGAGCACCACAAGGGTGACCGTAACGGACGTGCTTGCGACCACCGCGCCGCTCAGATCTCGCAACTCAACCCCCTGAATGTTGTTGTTGACATAGACACTGCAAAAATAACCGCTCGCGAATGCCGTCAGGACGATGGCATTTGCAGTTTGGAGGCTTGTGCTTAACCTCCCCTGTGCGTTAGTCGATGCTGTAACTGATCTGGTGCTCACAAGCCCAGCTCCGACGGTGATCCGCTCGCAATTTTGCCCGTTGACTAAAGTCGTGCCAATCGCAACAGGCATCGTAGTTCTGAACAAATACCCAGCGTAGCAAAAAGGCTCGCCGACTTTGTAGGTATGGTCTGCAACATTGCTGGTCTGCACATGGGCAAGCTGGGCCTGATTGGCTTTGGTGGTGTCATGAGGGTGGACGTGCGCTCCATCAGCCCACTGTCCACTACTGCCCGGACTTGCCGTGCCGTCCATCTCTGGATTTGAGGTGTAGGCCGTGGGGACGGTGGGGATCTGATTCGGAGTGGCGTAGTCCGTTCCAGGAACAGCGGAACTCACACCGCCGGCACCGTCACCTTTGAGGATGCCGGATGCCGTGATGGTGTCCTGCTTGCCGCTGAGATCAAGCTGAGTTCCCGGCACTTTGCCGTTGGAGTCCAGCCCAGCAACACCTCCGGCAGCACCCACCGCAGACGTCGGCACGGCACCCACGTCGGCAGCTGTCAAGTTAAGATGTGCTTTGATCCATGCGACCAGCGTGGACAGGGCGAACTTTTTAGTTGTT